CTGCGCAACCATCGAGGCCTTGATATTCCACACCCCCAAAGGAATCAATAGCTCTAAAGCACTCCAATAATAGTACGTAGAAGCAGATGGCGATGATTGTACTCTCGCGGTGGTATCGGTCAACGTCACTGACCACTTCGCCGGGTCCAGAGGGAAGCCAGCCGGAGCCTTGACCATGCTGTAGTAAGGCAGCGTGATCGTGCCTGATGCAAGCGTGTAGTCAGTGCCTCCATAAAGTGTTAAAGTCGTGGAAGGCGAGGTATAGCTAACTGCCACTACTATGAAGTATTTCACCGTGGATGAGTGCGTGAGCTTGATCCTCATTCCTGGCGTGATTATGGCCGAATAATCGCCAGCGCAAGTCACAGTATAGTTAGGCGCATTCGTCTCTGAGCCGAAGGTCAGCGCGGGTCCTGCGATCCAACCATCGGCAGTGGCCAGCTGCGAATTTAGGATACCCCCGGCGAGTTTGTCTTGCGAAATCGAGCCTGCCAGCATGGCGTTCGTGATCGAGATATCCGTGCCCAGAAGCTTAGAGAAGGCTATCGAGCCTGCCAGCATGGCGTTCGTGATCGAGATATCCGTGCCCAGAAGCTTAGAGAAGGCTATCGAGCCTGCCAGCATGGCATTAGTAATAGAACCCGCCTCGACCGACGTGGGCCAAACTTGCCGCCAAACCGCCGCGCCTTGCGCCGCGGACTCGCATACATAGATGTTCGGCCCGTCTGCATAGATCCAGATAGACCCCGCCGAGTATCCATCATCTACATCATCTCCGACGCCCGGCGCGCGAACTGCTGCCCGCTCCATTTTCGCGGTAGTGGCATCAATCAAGTCAAGATTCGCGTGCATCTGGCTGGCAAACCCGGCCTCGCTGTTGTCGAGTTTGACATATTCATTATAGGTTGTAGTTGTGGACATGAAACATCTCCGATGGAAAGATATAAATATGAATATGATCATCATCTAATTATGCCTAAGACGCCTTGGGAGAAAACATGTCTTAGGTGCGGGCATGAATGGATTAGCAGAACAGTAAATCCGGCATCCTGCCCTAAGTGCAAGAGCTATAAGTGGAATGAAGAGAAATGTAAGGGGCGTGTGGAATAAAGTGGCTTTGATTGGACACCTAGTGAGCGCAGAAACACGCGCGAAAATATCAGCGTCGCTGACTGGAAAACGTCAAAGCGCCGAAACCAGATGAATGGAAAAATTTGAGGTGTTAGTAAGATGAAAAATATATTGTATATATTTGCGCTGGTTGCCATGATGTGCATGCCAGTTGTATCAGCAGCCGCGAATGAAACATCCGAAGCGTACATGGAAGGCCTGAATGCAGGCTATCGCTTCGGCTACCTCGCCATCGATGGCCAATCCAATGCCAGCGCAGAGCAGGAGTATAATCATAGAGTGGGCGAATTGAATGCCTGGATGAATCAGACCAATTACGATGGTCCGAGATGGGGAATGCTACCCAAGGTGGTCATGCCAGAATTGCCGGAGATATTCAGATGAAAGCGAGCCTATTGATATTGATCATGCTGGTCGTGCCGGTAATGGCCGATCAACGCGATGGGAGCAATGGCGTGCCATTTTTGCCACCAGACCCCAGCCTCAAGACCACTGATGCCTTCTATCGTGGCACTTGTTGCCAATATATAGGTCCGGAACCCGCGCCTGCCTATGTGCTGCCGCCCATCTTCGGCGGCCCGGTGATCGAACCGCCTGAGAACAAGTCTTGGATGGATCTATCCGAGCACGAAAAGAAGATATCCACAGAGACGAAGACTCTGACTGCCAAATCCAGCTATGAGTTGACGGAAACTCAGATGCAAAGGGCGAATTTGCCACTTGGGCAAGAGAGATGGTTATGAAAGAGATCAATCTGCTAGAAGAAAATCGCAAGGCGCATAAAGATCTTGCTCTGCGGGATGAAGCCCGGACTGCTGCCGAACTCAAGCACCGGGATGCGAAAATCGAGCATGATGCGCTCAAGGCAGAACTCGAATACAAGTACAAGGAGTTCCTGAAATCCGATCCAGTCGGCGCAAATGCCGAGATCCGCAAAGGCACCGCCGAAGCATTTGCCAAATGGGTAGACGCCGAAGGCAAACTCTGGAAGGCCAATCTAGCCTACCGCAAGGAAGGTTATAAAGTGGATTGCATCAAAAATGAGATCGAGTTGCGAAAGGCAGCTCTCGGCACTCATTAATTTTTTAAGCCATATAAAAATATATTTATGTCGTCTTTTGTATATAACAAAGCGCATAGTAGAAAGGCAATGAAGCGACTGCGTTGCCACTGAAACTCGTGCCTTCTGCGCTGCTATGCCCGTGTCCCGTGCCACTCCCATTTGACGCCGTGTTGCCAGAATTTGCAACATTGGCCCCTATTATGTTGATAGGCGAAATGGGGCTAGATACATTCGGATATGCTCCTTGTGATGGTGTAGTATCGGTGAATGGGTGTACGTGTGATGCCATTTCAGCCGTTGTCAATATATGGGCATTTACAGTTACTGTTCCGGCCACCGTGAAGGTCGCCGATCCGCCATAGGTCGCAGGATTATATGTGTTCCCGGCCCCAACTACGAAACGCCCTCGCAGATCTGGACCACCTTGTGTGCCATCGCATAGTGCCCATCCAGAGGGGATAGCCCCGGACGCCCCATACCAAAGAATGATAATCCCGGTGGGCACGCCGAGGCCATAGAAACTACTGATGTGCATGTTTCCATCAGCATGATAGATCAGATCAGCATCGCTGCCAGTGCCGGGGCCGGTATTGCCTGAATACCAATATGCACTCTCCATTTCGCTTTTCGTTGGATAGAGATCATCATGTGTATGAGATGCCAAATAGCTCGCTGCCTCATCGTACTGAGTCTCAAGATTATTGAAACATGCAGTGCTCAGTGGGGTTGATGAGGCCCACGTTGGATTCGGAGTATAAGCCATGTCACTCACACTTCATAATATAATATAAGCTGTAGTATGCCGGTCGTGGATCGATCGCATCGATGGTCGCAGTGCTGCCGGTATGCCCATGCGCCCCGTTTCCATCCGATTGTTCATTTATTGTATGGGTTGTGCTAGTCACTGATGTGTAATATGTAGATGTTGACGACGCGATGTGATTATTCACCGGAGAATAATATTCCGAGTATGGATGCGTATGTGATGGCAATTCGGCAGTGATCAGTGTATGGTCCCCGATTGTGACTGCCCCAGTTGGTGTTATGGTGCCATCATAAGTGGCAGGTCCGCCAGTATCCCCCACTGCATAGGAGCCTCCGGCCCCGGTTACGAATCGCTCAGTAAGATTCGGGGTCGTATATCCACCGTGCGCGGTCCCGTCGCAAACATACCATCCATCGGGCACGTCGCTATCAGAGCCTGACCATATCATGATCGCGCCAATGGGCAGGATCTCGGCCACCAAGCCTGCCAGGTGTTCGCCGTCTACCAGATCGGCGTCAAAGCCTGTATAATATGAGGTGCTGTAGAAAGTGGTATCTGCGAGCGTCTTGGTGTAATAGCGAGTATCGTGATTGTGCGCGTCTGCTTCCGCCGCGATGGTGGTCCATTGGCTCTCCAAATGATCCATGAGGCGGGCAGATCGAAGAGTTGTATCTTCCCATGCGGTCTTTGTGTAGCTCATTTTAATCAACTCTTCATTATAAAACAGAGAGCATAAAATGTGGGCCGTTTGTCCTGGTCACTCGTGCCCGTAAACGTGGCTGTATGATTATGCGCATCTCCTGATCCGGTTGCGCTTGTGTTTCGTGCTACGTCGGAATTCCCGGTTACGAGTGCCATGGAGGTGCCTGAACCGCCCTATGAACTGGTAGTACCCGCTGCATAATAATCTGTTATTGATCCATGCGTATGTTTGGGTATTTCGGCTGCGGTGAGCGAATGTCCGGCTATGGTTATAGTGCCCGTCGTGGTTACGGTATCAGATCCTCCCATATTGCCCACCGAATAATTTCCTCCCGCCCCTACGACAAACCGATCTTGTAAATTTGGGGTCGAATTTGTACCATCGCACAATAGCCATCCGGATGGGATTGTGCCCTCTGTAGACGACCAAATCGCTATGCAACCCGACGGGGTACCACTGTCTATGATCTGTTGGCTGGTAAGGCCGTCCAGTGTTGCGCAGACGAGCAATGATCCGGAACCATCTGTTGATGAGGTGAAAAACTTTGTCGCTGCCTGAGCATCCGTGTAATAGCTCGATGAATGGGTAATTGCATCGATATATGAAACGGCCTCGCTGTATATTGTTTCAAGATTGTTTAGGCCGTCTACCTTGGCTTGCGTGGTCATGCCGGTTTCTCGCCAGGCGGTGATTGTGTAACTCATGTCCACCCCGAATCCATCTCATCGGTGCAATTTATTTGAGCACTCTCTAAAGAATTCTTCAATTTGCTCCAAGAATGCTTACTCATCTCGATCCCCGTTCCCGCGACATTCGATGCTTCGACGCCGCCCCATAATGCCACTGCCGTAATAGTGCCGTTTCCATCTGCCGCAAGTATCAGGCATGTCGTCAAAATCGACCTTGCGTCCGACGCATCTTCCTGCAATGTGATCTGCTGCCTATAGAATTCCTGATCATAGGCATCATAGAGGACCACATATGATAGGCGGTCTTCCGTTGCCATGTAGGGGAAATTGTCATCTGCTGGCGTGCCATCAGCATACACTTTCTGGAATGGGTTAGGTTGATCGACCTCATACCAGACCTTCGTGAATTCCTCCAGTCCTTGCACCACATCCGCCTCACCCGCCTGCTCGCTTGCTTGCCTCTTCATTTCCTCGACAATGCCGCAGTAGATGTTTTGCCAGGACTGTTCAACCGGGCCTTCACACGTCTGGATAGAGAAGGTGGTAATCCCATCAGGCCATGCCACCCTCATCGAATAGATTAACATAGGCACGGCGGATAGGCCAAGGGCGGCCAATGTGATGGTCTGCATGGTGCCCACCGCCAAGCCACTATAGAGGGTGTCGTACTCTAGCTTGCGGCCCACGCTGGCGTAGGCTGCCAATTTAGCTTGTGCCGCCTCTAGCGCAGTGGCTTGTGACTTCAGAGAGGTATCCTTGGCCGTCTTCTCGACCTTTCCGGTGCCGAAGCCTTGAGCGATCCTTTGCCGGGTGACCTCAGATTGTTGGGTGGCTTTGGCGATTAATTTGAAATATCCTGTATAAGTGATGGACAAGATATCAGTTGCAGCGAGTGGCGTAGCCGTGAGATCTTGGGTGATGGATGCGCTTGATTCGTTCCAATAGAAATCATAGCCGGTTAAGTCCACGCCGCCGATGCCCACTGTCTTGGCTACCGAATTCACCGTGATCGTGGGTTCGGTTGCTATCGGGAATTGGACGGTGAAGGTCTGGTTCTCACCATCGCCCTTAAATGTCTGAGTCTGTGGTGAGGTTTGTGCATTACCGGATTGCAAATATTGCACATTGCGGTATTCCGAATTGCCAATAATCAGCTTCGGAGACCATTGCAATTTTGTGCCATCGGTGATGTTCCAGGCGGCATTGTAGGTGGTCCGCAAGATGAAATAGAGCCTCTTCCATTCATCTATGAACCAGGTGAAGCCCGCCCGTTCACATACCGTATCCATAGCCTCGGCACAAGAGACCCCATTGAAGGTGATATTTTCGATGGTTTCCCCTATCTGGATCTCACCTTCAGTGACCTCTTCCTCGTCCAGGATATCAAGAATGTCCCTGACTATGGTATCTGTGGTAGTGCTGACATATGCCTTGTAGAATTGCCTCCGATCCGCTAGAGCCTGATAATCCACGCAAGTAATATCATGAATCCATTGACCATTTGGCTCAATTGGATCGATTACAACCCCATCCACGAGGCCACCAAACAGCCGGTCGTTCTCATCCTCTATTATGACCTCCATGCCGAGGTCAAATTACCGGGCCATCGCCAGGTCCTTCACCGAGAATGAGGCCGTGCTCCTCTCTTCGACTTGGTGGGAGATTTCGGGCGAGGGATCGGCGAGGATGTACTGGTTCTGGTAGGCATTGAGTTCACCTACGGTCAGGACATCGATTTCAGCCACGGTTAGCAGGTCGATCTCGGCTACGGTTCGACCTGTGAACATCTTGTCATAGGCTATTGTGATGAAGTACATGAGTCACCGAATGCTTAGTCCCTTGGTTTGGGCGCTCTTCATTCCAAATTTCAATGCAGCTTCGCCGAGTTTCTTTCCGTCTAGCTCGATTGTGACGACGGTTGGTTCGATGGTGATCGATTGACTTCCCGCGCCGCCATTTGCAATCATCTCTTTGAGGCCGATGGTTATGTCGGAAGGCAAGACCATTTCTTCGCCCGATTCGCCAAACAATGCCAACGTGGGCTCCGTGACGTAAGCACCTTTTGCAAATCCGTATCCACTATATGAGATTGTGTAGCCGCTACCCGCGCCGACCGAAAGACCCGATAGGCTAGATCCGGGCAGGGACGAGACATAAGAGCTATAAATACTGGACGAACTGCTACCACCATAACTGCTGCTGCTATACCCACCACCACTGGAATAACTCGCGCTCATGGAAGCCAATGTGGCAGCAGCGGTCGATAGGGCAGAAGTTGCCGACGATATTGCGCTCGCCGCTGAATTTAATTCAGTGGCATTCCCCGTCAGACTCGAACTGACAGATGTTCCGGCATTCGAAAACTCTGTGCTTCCAGTAGATAGGGTAGAATGTAATCCCTCACTGGCGGCGGTTACGGTGCTATTGAAATATCCGGATGCGCTCAGGCTCGTTGAAGCTATTTGATTCGCGCTATTGATTCCTATCGTTGACACCGTATTTGCCGCTGTCAGTGAGGTTGCCGCAGAGGTTGCCGCCGCAGATGTCGTGGTGGTGGCCGCTGTGGTAGATGCCCCAATGACCGCGACCCCGCTCTGGATAGATACTGCATAACCATATTGGGATGCTGCGATGCTTTGGGCGGCGGATGTAGTGCTCGCTTGCGTTGTGGCGGTCGCCGCATCGGTGGCAGATGTCAGGAATGCGAGCCCGGAATAAGTTGCGGCTTCGGTTGTGGTCGTCGCAGCGGTACTGGCGGCGGTTGTGGTGGTTCCCGCTGCGGTAACCTGCGCTTCCTCCCAATCCACGGTATCCAGATATGTCAGCGGATTGTAATATGTCGTATTTCCGCTAGCATCGGTATATTTTAGTGCATTGACCTTGACAGTTTGCCCCGTGCATGTCAGATCTTCGAAGTCGCCATTGACATCTGCACCATTTAGGTTCACCGAGCCACTAGACGAATATGCACTATTCAGAGAACTGGATAACGCCGATCCAGTAGTCGTACTTATGCCGTAACTACTCAACGCAGATTTGATCGTCGTTGCACCATCGTCTAGTGCAGTCGATAACAAATCGGTCGCCGTTGTGACTTGCGTATAATGATAATCGGCGGCGGTTTCGGTTTTTGTTACCCAAGTTCCACCAGCGGCTTCGAATTGGGTCTGCGCGGTCGAACCGATGACAGCAATCTCTTGCCGAGCCGCGGTAATACCGATTCTCACGGCGCTTCCGCCATTTGTCAAATAGCCCGAAGCTATCGATGCACCCGATGCGAGCGCGTTTGACGCCGCTGTGGCCACAACCTCGGCAGGTGTGAATGTTACCGTAATGCCTTTTCCGCTAATCTCATTCAGTGGATTAATTGCCAACAGCATATTCTGCAGTTTGGCGGTATTGGCATCGGCTGTGCTTCCCAGCGTGTTGATGCTATCACTGTTCTTTTTATTGGCCTCAGTCGCCTTATCTATTTGTTCCGAATATGCATCAAACGTTTTGATAAATCCAGCCAGTGAGATACTACCATTATCAAGTTGTGTTACTAAGTCGTTTACCCAAGTTGGCAGATATGCAGATACTTTGCCGAAGTCATTTATAATCGATTCTGCCAAAACATCTGATCCTATCCCCCCCTCGGTAAGAGCAGTCTTTGCGCTCGCCACCAAGCTCTGTGCTTGTTCGAGTCCGGAATTCCACGCATAGACCAGCGGATTGGTGATATATTTTGCATAAGTTTCGGGCTCAGATGCTAATTGGCTTAGGGTGATATCGAAATTTGCTCCATCCAGCAGGGATGTGCTGAACGCTTCGCCGGATTCCTTTCCGATATCGGCCATTGCCTTCTCGACATCTCCCCCGTTATCTTCGATCGCCTTGATGAGACGGAGCATCGCATCCCCGCCATATTGTTCATACAAGTCTGGATATGTCTGCTTGATATACTCAAGTTGCGGGCCGAACGCAGTGATTGTGTATGCTTCAGTCTGAGTCAAGCCGTCTTTCCAGGCATTGCTCGCCTCTTCTGCCATTGTCGATAGCTGCGATTTCACCCATGCACCGGCGTTTGCGATAGGTACTTCAAAGCTCTCCATCGCGGTGGTGGCCGCCGAGGATATCTTGCCACCCCAGACAGAGGATATATAGTTTGAATCGATAAGCTCCGCGATAGCTGCATTCAAGCGCGTTGAGTCGATAGATCCTGGATTGGCCAATTCACTCATGACCAAATGGAGGTCTTCCTTGAGGGTAGCTTGCGCAGCCTCGAAGCTGATGCCCATCGAATCTGCCCATGACTGGATTGCATCAGATGACTCATCGCTTAGGTCATTCATCGCGTTATAGAGTGCCAGCGAAAGTTCGTCTCCCGCCGCATCTGCCATGACCTTGTTTTGAGAAATCCACTTACTCCAATTTTTCTGAGTATTTGCGGTATCCCACAAGCTTGAATTTAACTCGATTTTTTTCATCGAACCGGCTATATTCGATAGAGCAGATTCATACTCGGACGCACTGATTTTTCCAGATTGAAAAGCCGCATCGAGATTATCTAATTTGGCTTGAAGAGCTACGCTATTTTCACTCGATGATGCCGCTGCTGCTGCCTCCGCCCATAGAGCGGCGCTAAATTCATTGAGTTGAGATGTGTATACTACACCGGTACTCTATAGAACCTTACCAGATTTGTCCAACAGTTCAAAATTTGTCCCCTGGTGGGATATGATTTTCTGTAGAACATATTCTTGGTCGCCGAGCAACAGGTTTTGGGTCTTGGTTTTATCGTTTACCTTGTCTTGCGCATTCAGGATGCCTAAATAGGCTTCATCAGATAGGCCGAGATTTGATGCGGTTTTGGCAAACGCGCTCATCGTCTTTTCTGCCAGCTTTCCCCCCGCATCTTCCGCGCCTGCTAGGGCCTTGTCCGATTGCAGAGCTTTGCCCGGAGCATCCGCTAGGTTGCTGTTTTCTACGCCTTCTCCTACCTTGTCGCCTGTGGTCTTACCCACGTTCAAAATGTCATTTGCCCGGCTCTGTATGCCGCTGATGAAGCTGGTTACTCCACCAAGAGCGCTATCCTCCAGCGAGGTCTTGATCTGGTCGCCTACTCCATCGAAAATGCCGCCGAACTTGTCGCTGATCCACGAAAGGAACTGAGATATCAGAGACTTGACTGCATCGAATGCTCCGCTAAATGCGTTTGGCAATGCGGTACTCAGACCGTCCCTTACTTTTCCAGCCGTGTCCGCCGCGCCCTGAATGGTGCTCAGGAAGCTCTGAATGGGGCCGAGATTTGAGAATGCTTCCACGAATGCCTGCACATAGGCAGATGCGGTGGTGATGGCATCCCCGAAGGCTCCGCCTAGAGCGGATGAAACGGGCGACATGGCCGAACCGACGGTGCTCAGGCCATCGGCCAGCTTGGAAAGCCCAGTGAAGAAAACCGTGGTGGGTGCTGTGACCAAATTGAATGCCGCTTGCAAGGCCTTGAAAACGGTTGCGCCGCCGCCGATCGCATTCCAGGCAGGCGTAACAAGTGCCGCAAGGCCACTGAACGCCGTGCTTATGGCAGAACCCACCGATGATGCAGCCTCACCGATTGCTGCAAATGCCTGCGATCCGGTGACGATTGTATAGAACGATTGGCTTATCGATGTGATGGCGCTAACCACCTTCGTACCGCCCTGCACAATCTTGGTGAGAGCTGGAAGGAATAGGTTGCCTATCGAGATCTGAACTTCTTCGATCGCAGATGACAATTCGGCATACGCGCCCTTCAAATTGTCATTCATCATTTCCGCCATTTCGGCGGATTTTCCAGATACCAATATTTTTTCGCTCAGGCCGTCCAGTTTGTCTGAATTCTCCGTCACATAGGATGCGACCGAATTATTCTCCTTCCCGAAAAGAGCAAGCGACTGCGCGGATGTCATGCCCCTTTCTTTCAGGAGCGAGAATATTTCAGACTGTGAATGAAGAGTTGGGTTTATCTGATCGGCGGTGATACCAAGTTCGGCCATCGCGGTCGCTTGCGCCCTTGTGGCCTGTGGTGAGGAAGCCTGGGTCAGTTCTCCGAGGATGGAATTGAGTTTGTGGCCTGCTTCTGCCGCCTTTGTTCCACCGTTTGCCATGAGCGCCAGCATGGTGGTAGTATCTTCGATGCTGATGCCGAGTGCTTTTGCCGTGCCGCCCACCAGGCCGAGTGCATCACCCATCTGTCCCACGTCTGAATTTGATGCAGAGGCAGCGGCGGCGAGCAGATCCGTTACTCTTGTGGCGTCGTTCGCACCCAATCCATAGACCGCAAGATCTGTCGTTAGCATCTCGGAAGCTCTCGCCAGATCCATACCGCCCGCACTCGCGACGTTCAGCGTTGCTTTCAACGCGGTTATGGACTCGTCCGACGTGTAACCAGCCGAGGCCAGATAATAGAGACCATCTGCTGCCTGGGATGCGGAGAATACGGTTGTCGCGCCCGCGTCTCGCGCGGCCTGGGACAGCTTATCGAAATCCGCCTGACTCCCGCCGAGAACCGAGTTCACCTTGGACATAGACGACTGGAAGCTGGATGCCACGCCAACCGATGATGCCCCTAGCGCCACCAATCCGGCGCCGGCCACGCCCGCCGCTATGCCGATGGGTCCGAGAGCCGAAGCTACCCCACCTGCCAATGTGCCTATGGTCCCGAATTGCGCACCAAGCCCGGCAGTAAGGTCGCTACCAAGCGATGTGCCTATGCTTTTGAAGTCGCCGAGGCCGCTTCGGAGACTTGATGATAGCCCCTCGCTAATTTTCAGGACGGATGAATCCAATCCAGATAGATCAGACTTCATGTCATTGATGCCGGATTTCCACCCCGTACCGGCATCAATTACAGCACTGACTTTGTAAACTTCACCCAAAAAAATCACCTACGGCGGGCAACCTATCCCGGCGGCTCTTGCCAATTTCAATATAGCTTCGTGGTCTTGCACAACTTCTTCAGGTTCTTTGTGAAGAAGCTTATCAACCGATGGCATTCTTTCTGGATGTGTAGAAAATGCCCATGAATTCAGTTGTGCATTGAGATGTTCTAAGGAAAGTTGTGCGTTGAATTCTGCCTGATCGGTCTTCTTGCGGACCAACCTGATCTGCTCCAATTCATATAACGTCGAGGCATAGGTCTCTTTCACAGACAGACCAAATGAGAGCCCGGCCCGAAGGACTCGCTCATAGAATTCATCCTCGCTTATGGGGTCTTTGGCTTCTTCTCCTTCCGTTGGCCCTTCTTGCGAAAACCCGCACCGGCCCTCGCGATTGCGGAGATCTCTTCCATGAAGGCAAACTGCGCCTTGTCAAATGCGGTCATGGCCTCTCGCTCATCTTCGATCTCGCCCGCCTGCTCGTATTGGTATTCGAAATGATCCTGCAACATGGCTTGAGCCTTTTCCAGATCGATGAAATCCTTCTCGCCATTAAAGCGCTTGGCTCCGTTGATGCCCGCCTGGATCATGGCGACCAGTTCAGACACATCATAGGGCGGATTAAGCAGAGCCCACCAGTTCTTTGAGGCCATGCCCATGCCTATCAGCTTGAGACTTTGGGCGGCCTGGATTTGGGCTTGAACATCGAATCTGAGGCTGTACTCTTTGCCCGCGATTAGGAGCGGGATGGTTGGAATTCCTTTTTCAGACATATTTGAATCTCCTGTTATCAGGAGCCGGGCCGATGGGTTCTGCCCATCTCAACGCTGGAGAGCAAATCCAGTGGTTCACGTAAGCCCGGCTTCCAAAAGTTACTTATACTATAATAACGTGGTGAACTGTGATGTTATGAGATACAAAATTGAACCTGAACTGGAGGCCGTTTGCCTTCCATTGACTTCGGAAGAATATGGCCTTCTCGAATCGCAGATTCTCCGAGATGGTTGTCTCGACCCGGTGAAAGTGTGGGATCGAGACGGAGAACTCGTGTTGCTGGATGGGCATAATCGGCTCAAAATATGCAGGGAAAACAAGCTACCTGAGCCGATTAGTAGCACAATCGAGATAGGCAGCATTGATGAGGCTGTGATTTGGATTGTGGATAACCAGAGGGGGCGGCGCAATGTCGCCACCGAAGCGCAACAAACTTACATTTCCGGTAAACGGTACGAGGCGCAAAAGAATGTGAACAAGTTCAAGGGCAATCAATACACAATCGAAAGTGGTGCTCGTACGAAGTGCGAGGACCAAAATGCCCCCCATAATAAGAACTACACCGCATACAAGCAAGGTTCGGAAGAAGGCATATCTTCTCGTACCATCGAGAAAAACGCGGTATTTTCGAAAGGTATAGACGCCATTCGAGAAGTATCGCACGATTTGGCCGATAAAATCCTAACATCAGGTACGACGAAGCTCGCCAAAGTCGAAGTCATGGCGGTTTCAAAGATTCCGCCCAACGAACTGAGGGAAGTAGTTGCGCAAGGCGTGGAGGCCATCAAATCTAAGGTCAAAGACATCCGCGCCGCTGAGAAAGAACGTAAATTTCAGGAGAAATTCAAAGAAATCAAAGAGGAACGGAAACAGATGAAGGGCACCCCGATGACATCGTGTTCTATTGGAGTCGTCCAGGAATTGATTTGTACCGAATGCCGATGTCCATTTGACATCGTTAGCAAAGATTACGTCGCGAAAAGATGTCCGGCATGCGGAAGTGTGGCATTTGAGCATCGCGACTATGATCCAGCGAAGTGGTGATTATCATGGAATTATCGAGTTTTTGGTTATTCAACGTAACAGAACACGGTGCTTGCAGGCGCAGGCTATTGAAATATGGAACATGCAAGAAGTCGGACATCACAATTCCAAATATCAAGGAAGCGGAGAAGTTCAACGAACTTGTCAAATCGGATGCATTCGATTTAGATTACATATGCACCGAGGGTGTCTTGTTAATTGCCAGGCGCAAAACACCAGAGGCCCGCGAGAAGTTGCTGAGCTTTACGAAAGCAACATTCAAAACTGATATCGATCCAGTTACCAAGCAGCCGATAACACGCGATGGCATCACTGTACCGATGATCCGGCGATGGATTGCATTTATAAACACTGGCCGAATTCTTTCTCGAAAAGCGCCCAAAATACGCAAGCTTTCCGCCGAAGATATCGAGATAATCCAATATCTCAAGGAGTGCGGCCAAACGTGCGCCAAAGCCAGACTGAACACTGCCAGAGCGGAACAGATAGCAAAATTCTGTGACGATCTCCTAAAGGACGTGGCCTAAATGCAGGTCGGTGTCACCGTTGGCCTGTCAGTAGATTTCATAGAGCGATTGGCGAAGATCACCGAACGCAAACGCATCAGCCGAAATAAGCTGATGAAAGAGGGCATCGAGATGGCGATTTTGAAATATGAAAGTGAAGAGGATGCGAAATCATCCTCTTAACCTTCTGCATGGTAGCGTACCCGCCCCGAACCTGAAAAAGACAAGTTCGACTCGCATACCCCGCTCACATCGGCCGTCACAGACATGCCGCTCAGGTTCCCAACGCCAGCAAAGTACCGCTTGGTTCCGGTTGTCACATCGATATAGAAGACCATGAGCACTTTTCCAGCCATCTTGGCTATGATCTCAGCCGGATCTCGGCCACCGGTGAAGGCAACCGCCGTTACCGCTCCAGGCTTGCCAGTGCCAGCAGAGCCAGTTTTGAGCGTGCATGTAACCAATGCGGCAATCACCGGATCGGCCATCGCATGAGCTAATATCTGGTTAGCCGTGGAATCGGCATCCCCACCTGATGTAGTCGCGCAGGTTACAGTTATTTTGTGACTTGCATAACTTACATCGAGAGCGGTATCATTTCCACTGACGATATATTCTATGCTCTCAGCATTGCCTATTGTGCCGCCGGAGTTCCAAGTCCAGGTCAGGTCCTTGTCGCTTCCCTGATTATCTGACCAGGATGCATTTGTGACAACCCAATAGCGATCCAGCGACCCCGAAAAGTCCCTGAGCGTATTGACATACTGCTTGTAGGTGGTCGAGGTGTTCAGGCTCGATGGGAAGACGGTCACATCCTTGGTGTCTACCTTAAGATCGATTTTCCACCCATGCCCGCCCCCGAGTGCCTCCATAGCGAAATAGGACACATCGCAGGTCACAGTTCCGGATGTATAGCTTGCCAGGGTTACGTAGCCAATGGCGTAATCTATATTGGTTACCGCAACCGGCGAACCATCCACATTGAAGATGGCAGAGGCCGCCGGGTCCCACCACATTTTTGTGCGAGTTGTGATGTAGAACTCATTGGTGGTTCCCACTCTGGTCATGCCTTCGGCGGTCACGGGGATTGAGGCCCCATGCTCCGTCCAGAAGCCGCAAACTTTCCCTGTAAGGACAGTCATTCAGACAGCCTCATGTATAAGTCATAGCGCCGCTAGACTGCCAGGTGTAGTTGACTGTGACTACATCACTTACATCTACGCTGATGCTGCACCCATTGATGGTTACATTGCCCGCGAAGTAGTGATCCGAGGTCACGTAGAGGCTGACAGCCACGGCGGAACCAGCCACCGCACTGTAGAGGGCGGCCTGACCGGTATCTGCCATATCAAGCCTGCCATCGAACGAGCCGGACACGTCCCTAAGCGTATTGGTATAGGTCTTGTATTCGACATCGTTACCTGTTGCGAAACAGGTCGTGTCCTTGGTATCTACTTTCAGGTCGAACTTACAGTTTGAGATCTCGGCAACGAAATCGGTGCCGATAACAACCTTGCCCGTCTTACCCGCGATCACGGTCATGTCAAATCATATCTCCTATATTTTACATTTTGATTCTTATCTTCAATGCATTGCTTGTCTCTGGCATCTACCTTCATCGACGGCGAAAGTTATTTATCTTAGAAAATCTAATGTTTATTATGCCAACTCGACATATCAGCGCCGGAGCAGATACTGCTCTCGGTGTTGTTATTTGCCGTCACGTGAACGTTCCCCGCCCTAAAGGACGGGGCTTCTATCGCTCTTGCGAAGAGATTGCATCCCCAATCTCAGAATGTTTATCGCCGCATTCAGATCTCGGTCCATTACCAAGCCACATTCCGAGC